AAATCCTCGATTCTCTGTCCGCGCACTCCGAGTTTGAATACTCGCGTTAAACAATCAAAAGTCGTCCCAGGAGTGGGGGCGCGCCTCCCTACACGAGCATTGAGTCTACGTACTTGAACGCTCCTCGATTTATCGAGGCTCACGAGAGCACGTACGATTTCATTCGCATCCGTGGTCCTGCGCCTGAGAGCGTCACGTTGGGTTTTATCCCAAGGTGACGAGAAATGAGCGTGGACACGGAGCAGTTCGTGGGGGAGGTCATCGACGAAGCGGGACGCATGGCGAACCCCGCGTGGCGCACCGTTCGTGAGTGGGGAGAAGCGATTCTCTACATTCTCTTTGGTGCGCCGTGGGGGTGGGGGGTCAAGATAGTGGCGTTTGCCATCGTCGACACCTTCCTGTCTCCGTTCCTCACGGTGTGGGGCATGCTCTCGTACGGGCGCGAAAATCTTCACGAGATTGGCGCCTGGATGGGGCGTGCCGCCGTGTTCGTTTTGCTGTTGGAGCTCCTACGGGGGTACTTCGGCATCGCGAGCTCGGCCGTGTGGTCCGTACACCAGAGCCAGTGGGCGCCCTTTATGGAGCGCGCTGCCGGCAACACGACGTTGGACGCTCTTTGCGAGTGGGCCTGTTTCGACAGGTGGTGGGATACCTCGAGGGGGGAGTGGGTTCAGACCCCTCCCTCAACTGGGTCCCAACACATGCCGCCGGGCTGCGAGCGGGGGGTCTGCAGTGTGGCGCGAAACGCGAGCCAAGATGCGCGCGTCCGAGCCATTGTGGACGTTCTCTTGACGGAGGACCGACTCGTCGCGCTGGTCGTGCCGCGCGTCATGGACCTGATTGTCGTGTGGTTTGCGATGCATGCCGCCCTCGTCTGGTTCGCGATGACGTGGCGCGTTCGTGCGGTCACGCGCCTTCTCACCCGGGCCTTCCGGGAGCTTGAGATAATCCGTGGCAATATGGACTTCGTACCGAAGGAGCAGGAGTTCCAGTTGCTCGAGATTGACACGCTCGCGGAGCCGGTGTTCTACCCACTCCCGACAGGCGGCTATGGTCGCTATGTCAGGATTCGTGGGACGAGCGCTTTGCTCCGTCAGGATGTTCCGGGTGTGGCCGTGGGCACGGGCCCCCAACGGCGCGACCGCGGGCTCGAGGCCATGCAGGCCGGCAGCAGTTACCGTCTTTCGCAACGCAAGTACCAGGACCAGCTCGCAATGCTTTCCCCGACGGGGTTGGTGTTCGGGCGTGCGTTCCGGGTGCGGGTGAAGCGGAACGGGAAATACGCCGATTACCTGGTGACCACGAAGCACTCGTACGAGCAGGTGAGCAACGAGAAGGAGTTCATCATGCACAACGAGGCCGCGGGTTTGCAGGGCTTGTACCAGCCCAAACAGTTCCGCGTGGCGAGCCAAACCAAGGGTGTACCGGAGATTGGCGGGGGCGACCTCGTCTTGCTCCAGTACCCCAATGGGATGGACTCCGTCCTGCAGCTCAAGGCTGCAGAGCTTTCCCCGGTGGTGGAGGCCGACATGTTCGCCCAGATTTGGGTGGGCCTGGGCGGCACGCCCATGCGTGCCATTGGCCGCGTGACGGGGGAGAGCGTTGGAGCTGGTCTCTTCCACACGGTCTCCACCGAGCCCGGCATCTCAGGAACCCCCCTTCGGGATACGATGGGGAGGGTGATTGGGGTGCATCAAGGCTCGATGGAGGATTGCGACAACAACGTCTGCAACGTGTTTCAGGACGCCCGCCTCATTGAGGTAATGGCGCGCTCTGACGCCGTTTGGCTCGAGTCCCCGAACATGAAGCGGAAGGGACGCGGGGCCCGAGCGGCGCAGGAGGACGACGAGGTGGACTGGAACGCCACTGTGGAGTACCCCGACGAGGGCGAAGACGGCGACGTGGAGTACGGGCAGTTTGGCCTAGCGGCCAAGTACCGGAAGCACGAGCGCCGGGAGCGCACCGGCGAGGGCGAAAAGCAGGTTGGCTCAAAGGCGCAGGTTCGCGAAGCGAAGTCCAAGCGCCTCGACAGCCAGCAGGCGGAGTTAGCCGATGAGGCAATTGCCGAGTCGGGGGACCAAGCCCAGGGGCAACGCCCCTCCCAGTTGGCCGTGGGGAAACGGAGCCCGGAGGAAGTCCTCTCCGGGCTGGAGAAGGCTCTGGACACCAAGGTGAGCGCGATTTTCGCGAAATTGACCGCACTCACTGCCGACCTGGACAAGAGGGTTATGGCGCTTGGGTCCAGCAAGACTGCTACCGAGCAGCTGAAATCCGACTTGGGGGACAACAACCCCAAGAAGGACGATGGGCCCGGAGGCAGCCCCCCCCAGGGACAAAGTGGGGTGGCCGCATCGAAAGCGGGCAAGTCCAGGGCCGGCGCAAAGCCGAAACCCAAGGACAAGTCGCAGCCAAAGAGCGGTTCGCAGAGCTCTCCGGCCTAGTGTGGCCGGAGCGCTCGAGTGACGCGCAGTACAAGTCACTCTGTCACCACACACAACTTGGGGAGGAGGCGCGGCGTCTTGCCGCGCCTGCCGGCTGGGAGGGAGCCATCGAACGCGCGGTGGAGCTCTACCCGTCGGCGAAGCCGGAAGGGAGGTTTTGGACGCCGACTGGGGATCTCGTAGATTTCTCCCAGGAGACGTTCCTTACGTTCATGCGTGAGGTTAGTTGGGAGCAGACGTCTCCCGGCCAGCCTTGGCGCTCGCTTGGGTGCGCGACCGTGGGTGAGACCCTCGATTTGTTCGGGGAGGAACTCTACGAGATCGTGCGCCATCGCTTGCGTCAGCGTGTTCGCCTCGGGCAGCAGCTCCGTCGGGGGGAGCGGCCAAGTGCCGCCGACCTCGTGGAGTTCAATGTCCGGGATGTGGTTCGGGTGTTCGTGAAGAACGAACCGCACAGCGAGAGCAAGGCTCGAGCTGAGCGGTGGCGATTGATCATGAACTCCGGGCTTGCGGACATTGCCTGTGATCGCGTGGCGTTTGAGAACCTTGCCGAGACTGAGATCGAGCATTGGGGAGACATCCCCAGCATGCCTGGTATGGGGCTGGACGACAAAGGGGTCCGTAGGATCCATGAGTTGTTCATGTCACGCACCGGTGCCAAGCGCCGCTCGACCGACGTCAAGGCGTTCGACTTCAGCGTTGCCTACTACATGATGGAAGGCTGCGCGCGAGTTGAGGCGCGGCAATTCGGGGTCCATGAGGACTCTGATTTGGCCTTGGTCCTCCTCGCTAGTGCATACTGCACCTGCATGAAGGTGTGGGCGCTGTCGTCGGGGGAACTCTGGGCGCAGCTTGAGCCCGGGATTCAGGAGAGTGGGTCGCGTGGGACGGCGTTTCGCAACTCTAAGATTCGTTTTCTGATCGCCATTTGTGTGGGCTCCGAGTGGGCTTACACGATGGGAGATGATTGCGAGGAGGGGAACGATGCGCCTAACCTCGCCCAAAGGTATTGGGATCTCTTCCGGTTCATTCTGGAGGAGCCCGACTTGCCCGAGGGCGTGGACGCGGAGTTTTGCTCGACCTGGTTCTGGGCTGATGGTCGCGCCGAGCCTCTCAACTGGCACAAGACGTTGTTTCGGCTGCTCGGACGTGAGCCCGACCCACTCGAGTGGGCGCAGTTCTGCTGGGAGATGCGGGGATGCCCGCGTCTTGCCGAGATTCAGGACTTTTGCGCTAGCTACGGGTGGTCATTCTGAGCATTTGGCCGTGGCACGTCTCTAGTTGGGGGGGACGTAAAACTACCCCAACCTTGGTAGTCTTCACTTTGTCAACGTAAGGTTACCAACTGCAAACAAAACGGACCCGCTGTCCATTGTTAGTATAGCGGTGTCCATTCTTGTTCTCATCGTCGCTTTTGCGCACTTTCTCTTTGTCGTCTGTCAAGATGCCCGTCAAGGTCGTCAAGAAGAAGGCGGCACCGAAGAAGAAGGTGGACAAGCCAGCCCCTCAGGGGGCGGACTTGTCTCGACTTGAGAGCAAGCTCAACTCTTTGCTCAAGGAGAAGACGAGTGGCATGGCCGGCACTGCTGGCCACGCCCTCGGAGCTCTTGTGGGCATGCCCGGCGCCGGTCGCGCTGCGGGCGAGTTCCTCGGCCGGGTTTTCGGCCTTGGAGACTACCACGTCGAGGTGAACTCCCTGGTTAACCCAGGCTCGGAGATGCCCGTCCTTCGGGACGAGGTGCCCAAGTTTGGGAGCTCGGGGGCCTCTGAAGACGTGGTTCGTGTGCGCCACCGGGAGTATATCGGGCTGCTTTACAGCGGCTCGACGCTCTCCGGTGGCGCGACGACGTTCGCGCAACAGCGCTTCCGGCTCAATCCGGGCAACCCAGCCTTCCCCTACCTGAGTGGTAGTGTTGCGCAGGGCTTCAAGGAGTGGCTCCCCTTGGGAGCCGTGATCGAGCTACGCCCCCTGGCGTCCGAGGTTTCAACCTCTGCGACGCTGGGTTCGATGGGCGTGGCGGTCGACTACGACTCCACTGATCCGCCATACGCCTCCAAGTTGCAAGCTTTGGAGTCGGATGGTGCCGTCAGTGGGCGCCCCACCGAAGAGCTCCTGTTTGGCATCGAGTGCAAGCCCTCCTTGCGCCCCACCCCGTGGCTTTACACGCGGTTTTCAAACGTGTCGTCCCAGACGACGCAAGCGATCAACGCGTATGACCTCGGGATGGTGACGTGTTTCACGGAGGGCATGCCCGTCGCCAACACGGCGGTGGCGGAGATTTGGTGGTCGTGTGATTTGGTCTTCTCGAAGAAGCTGCTCTTGGGCGGCCTCGTCGGGGCCGGGGTGACAACCCTGGAGTACTACGTCCCCTCCTCCTCCGCCATCAACGCTGGCAACATTTTCGGCAACGGAACCCAGCCGTCCTGGTACCAGTCCAACACTGGTGCCTCGATTGCGGTGGGCCCTTCCAACATCACCTTGCCCAACACAGGGGTCTACAAGGTGACGGCCTTTTGGTCGGGGACGGGGGGCAACTGGTCCGTGTCAAGTGGTCTCGCGGCCAACGTTTTCTCGAACTGTGCGTTGGTCGGGTTTGCGGGTAATAACTCGTACTCGACCTTCACTGCGGGTGCTACCACTGGCACCTACTTTCTGGACTTCATTGTCCAGGCACAAGGTTCGTACAACGCGCCTGCGATTTTGTACCTCAACAACATGGGCTGGTCGTTTGCTGGGACGGCGTCCGCTGTGTGGCTCACGGTCACGCAGATTGGACAGACCCCCAGCTTCACCCCCTCCTCTTCCGTGGGTATCCCTGCCACCATCCTTAACGGGACTCAGCAGGGGATTGGGTGGAATTGAGTGTTTGCAGACCCTGCCCGGTGGGTGTCCGGGAGCTTTCGGAGCGCTGTAGCGTTAAACAGTGTCCAACCCTGATCGCGGGTTTCTGACCTTCTCGAACGAGGAGCCTATCCCTTACACACGACGTTCGGATGTCGCAGCTGACTACTGTAACGGTTCAACGAGTCGTGGCATTGGTACTTAGGTAGCTCTCGGGTTAGTTGGTCGGTGAAAGCGATTATTGGGAGTTGGGATTCCCTCTTAGGTTCGCGGGGCGGCTTGTGCCCTCAAGGAAGTAGCGTCCTTGCCATGCGTATGCCTCTACCGGGTGAGTTACCCGGACCGTTTGCAGCTCTGTCCGATTGCGGATTGTGTGGTCTTTGACCATTCTCTAACCGCGACGGGGGCTGCTATGGGGTCTTGATGAACCCGCTCTAAAGAAATCTCCGGGACTGAGCCGTAGTTAGCAACTAAGAGCTCGCCGAGTCACGTCTATGAGTGGAGAACAGACGTTAAAGATAATCAGCCTTGATGAGCCCCCGAAAGGGGCAACAGGCGATAAAGATAATCCGGTGGTTCGGATCGTAGCTAGGCTGCGATGCCGGACCGCCCCCGAGCCCAGCATAGTATGAGTAGTGCCATTCAGGATAGCTACGCGCAGCTCGACCTTTATCTTAAAGGGAA